GCATCAGAAGCAGAAGTAAATGTAGAAGAACTAATATCTGTTAGTGAAATAAATCTTAGTAAATTAATATCTTCCCATGTAAAAGTTTCGGTAGAGTCTGCAAGTTTATCTAATAAATTATTTAATGCTTCTTTTTTATCTGGCAAGTCTGCAAGGTTCAAAGATCTCTTAGCACCAAATTTACTAAAAATTTTCCCTGCCATTTGTATAAAAATTAATTTCCTAATTTATTTATTAATAAATACTTGAGCCTGACTCTTTACTTATGGAATCAAATCCAAAGAAGAAAGAGGAAACCAAAAAGGAAAACAAATTTGAGTGGGCGGACGAGGGTGTATCAACTCTCGTTCGAGTTATCATACTTGGATGGTCAGCAGCAATTCTGACTCTTAATTATGTAACTGTTCCTGGTATTCCTCAGAAAAATATCGATCCTACTTTTATTGCCAGTGTGTTCACTGGAACTTTAGCTACTTTTGGTGTCATGCCTTCTAAAAAGAAGGAAGAAGAACATAAAGCGCCTAGCGTGGAGAAAAAAGATGCAAAAATTGATTAACGTTGTTGCTTTACTATCTGGTCTAGTTTCTTTAGCTGTCTTAGGGGGTGGTGCTTATCTTTACGTTCAAAAAGATACATTGATTGAAGGTGCTAGGGAGAAAGCAACTGCTGCTGTCACTGAAGCAATTACAGAAGCACTACCAGGAATGGTAGATGCTGCTATTCCAGGAGTTCCTGAGATGACTGGTCCCGCTATGTCTAGTCCTGTCATACCATTCTAACCATGAATAAACTTAAGATTGTCGCCGCTTCAGTTGGTGGAGTATTTGTTGTAGCACATATAGGTCTGCTTGGATATGTTTTGAGGCAAGAACCTGAACCTGTGATTCAACCTCCTACATTTCACATCCCCCGTGGTCCTTATTCTTCTTATAAGATTAGAGCAGGCAAGGATGGTTATGAAATTGAATTCCGTGCTGACGATCCTAAGATTTTAGAGTCTGAAAGGTCTCTGGATGTTGACAAGGAACGTAGAGGATTGTTTGGTGGCGGATCAGAAATTAGAAATGAGTGGCGTCGTGATCAGTTCACCCGTGAAGGTACTCGTAACCTAGGGGGTGCAACAGATGATGAGGGAAAGTTAACTGCCAAACAAGCAGAGTGTTTAGTGGCGGACGCTGGAGCACGAAGTCAAGGTGCGATGGCAGGTAGTGCTATTGCTGCTGGTGTCGCTGTTCCTGCCCTTGCTAGCGTCCCCTACGTGGGTTGGTTAGCAGGTGGTTGGGCTCTACTACTAGGACAGAAGGCAGGATCGGAATTAGGATCACAAGTTGGAAGCGTATTTAATGACTGCTGATGGACATACCTATTATTACGGGTAGGGAAATTAGTATTGCTGACATTCAAGTAAATACTATCTCTACCTATGACTTTAATAACACTTCAACATCTATACCATTAGCTCCGCCAGTAGTTGTAAATATTGGTGTGCCTGTGGTTAATATTCCGGGATGTGTTGAGGCAACGGAAACTAACAGTGCTAAAAATAATCAATTACGAGAGGATGATCCTAATGGTTTGGTTACGTATTGCGATTCTGGTGTTCCCAATTTTAATCCTATTTCTTTTGAACCAAACCAGATGATTATGACTGGTCCACCAAAAGTGGATAACAGAACACCAGATAAACCTACACCACCAGAAATAAAAACAAATACATTACCACCTCCACTACCTACTGCTAATGTAGAGTGTCCTACATTAACACAAAAAGCGCAAGAACCTGTGGGAACATTAGTAGAAGGTTTTGAAAAGAGAGTTACTGGTTATGAATTGATTGATAATACTTGTGTTCAGATAACAGAACCAGTAGCACTTCCTACACAAATTCTTGCTGGTCTACCTAGTGGTGGTCAGGTAGTACAAGTGGGTGGTATTGTTGTCATCGCTACATCATCAGCACTCATGGCAAAACCGCTGGCAGATCTGCTATCGAAAGCAGTTAGACCAGCGATTAAGAAAGTTATGAAAAAAATTGCTACCTTACGTGGTAAGAAACCTCCTATCTTGTCTGTAGGGGAGCGCCGAGCAGAGCAGCGTCAGATGAATGAGGCAGTACGGGTATTGCGCTCTGTTTTTCCTCGGAAGAAGAAGAAACTCTAGGAATCTCATGGTAGTGTGGGTGTGTATGTCCTGGTGGATTGTTCACCAACACATCTGCACACACAGAATAGTATGGTGACTTAGGATGGAATTGAATTCCTTTTAACTTTAACTCGCCACAATTTTTAAGACGAGCTATCTCAAAATCTAATCTTTTATTAGCAACAATTTGACTGGTCAATTCAATCTGTGTAGTTGCTGCTTGCTTACAAAGGTCTTGTAGTTTCTTATCTGTGGGTGTGCTCCATGTCATAGAGAACCCTACACCTAAACTATAGTTATCTTTTTGTCCAGTCCTAGTTCTTTTAGTGAACAAAATATCACCGGGATTATCAATCAAACCATCTTCGTTTAGATCGCTAACATCATATACCGGGTCATTAAAGTATGGTTCGTATGGTTTAGATGCAGAAGCAGATCCTGTTACATATGGTGTGAAGTTACGAGTCGGACCTTGACACTGAATACCCCCGCCATATGTGTTGGTGATGTATGGTCCTTGTAAAACCTGAATGGCTTGATTGGTAACTGATCCAGAGCTGTTAGCTACTGGACTTGCCGTTGCACTTACACCACCAACAGTTTCAGCATAAGAAGGGTTAGCAAATAATAATGCGATTATTGAGAAAAAATGGAGGTTGTGTCTGTGGCGCTTTCTACTTCTGTCACTCTTTGGATAATCGTCTGATTGCTCAAACCTGGGCCGCGATAAGTTTCTGTGAACTGAAACGCTGCTCCTGGAACTGTTTGTGTGAATTGAGGTTTGCTTGTTACTCCAGTCCATGATGAAGTCACTCCATTAATAGTTACATTCGTAGCACCTGTTCCTGGTGAGAGGTTTCCAGATGCTGTCACACCAGTACCAGTAGCAGAATATTGATACCCAGTGTTATAATCCATCGAATTGATGGTCTCAGTTATCTTCTGAGTTGTCTCCGTTCTGCTCGTCATTGATCCCTGTGTGAAATTGGGGACGATCGGAACTGCTTGAGCAGCCCCATGACATATACCCAAGACAAGTCCTAGACCGATTGCTTCCTTCAAACGATCCATATTAAACCTCAGTCAATGACAGTAATCTCAGATACAAATTGTCCTGTTGCTGTAGTACCAGCACCACCAGCCGTCACAGTTAGAGCACCAGTAGTTGCAATAGTACCAGCTAATGTTCCAGCAGTTCCAGCTGTGTAAGAAGTTACATTACTGAAGTTAGGAACATCTCCTACTGTAGGAGCAGCAGTTGGGATTGCGTCAGCTTGAGTAAAAGAAGTGCTATAAGTAAAAGCATTTCCATCAGTTGCCTGAGTTGCTGAGATAGTTCCAGGAGAATAGATGCCACTAGTGATAGCACCAGAAGAAATAGTTCCTGCTGTAGTGCCATCAGTAGTATTGATACCACTGCCTGAAATACTATAAGAATTGCCCACTCTGGTTGCAGTTGATCTAGCAGCATCAACAGTCAGTTGAACACTGGAAGAGTGTTTTGATACAAGTCCACCTGCTTGAGCAGCTGAGGTGGTCATCAATAACATAACGATAGGAAGGAATTTCTTCATAACGTATAAATTTGGATCTAATATATTTAGTTGGGGTGTCTATGTTCAAAATGGCACACAGCACTTGACACATTTTAAGAATTACTATATACTGTGTAAAGATTCATTACGAAACGTATCATGACTGTAACAACTAACGAGCAAGGACAACAAAACTTGTTTGCTAAAGAACCTTCCATGTATATGACAAAGGAAGACCTTGACAGATATGGTATTGAGCCTTATGCTGAGAAGGCAGAGAAAGCAAATGGTCGCTGGGCAATGCTCGGTATCATTGCTGGTGCTGTATCGTATGCCATTACTGGTAACTTGTTCTTTGGAATTATTTGATGAATCTTACACAAGATGAACTTTGGAATACAATTGACACCCTTGGTTGGGATGTCAGACATGATAACATCGTGATTGAAATTGGTGGCACAGTAGTTTCTGGTATCCACCAAGGTGAGGATTACAACAAAAAGTGGGCAACTCAATACGGGGTGCGTAAATATAATAAGGACGCATTCATTGTCCTTAAAAATCTATCCAGAAATGATGACACTAAGTCTCAACCTATGGATAGAGAACATGAACCACACCATCTAAAAGATGCCAAACCCGAACCAACTGTATGAAGACATGCAGAAACTGGATGACATGTATGAAGAACTTCTATGGCATCCAGATGACAAACTACAGTTCACCCATGATGGTGAACGTATCATCATAACAAACACTACATTGGAGAACAAAAAATGAAATTCGGATTCACACCTGAGGCAGAGATCCTCAACTCACGTCTGGCAATGCTTGGTTTCATCATCGCTGTTGGAACTTACATGACTACGGGGCAGCTAATTCCTGGAGTATGGTAATTTTATAAATAATAACAGGACAACTTACCTGTTATAAATGAATTACCTTGCTAAATCAGACGGAACTATTTGGAGAAAACTAAAATCTGGAAAACTAAATGAAATTAAAGGAGCTATACACCATAGAGGTTATAGAGTTTTTGATCTTTATATTGATGGTAAAAGAAACCATCAAAGTTTTCACAGATTTATAGCAGAACAACTTATTCCAAATCCAGATAATCTCCCAGTCGTAGATCATATCAATAGAAATAAACTTGATAACAGAGTTGAAAATTTGAGGTGGGCTACACGGGAGGACAATTGGTATAATTTTGAGTTGAGTATTGAAAAATGTATTGATACATTAACCCGTGCTGGATACACTATTATCCCGCCTAAATAAAACTGAATATCGTCGCCACTTAAAGAGATCTCTGCCACATAACAGAAGGTCTCTTTTTTATTGTCCGAATTAAAATAAGTAATGATTGATTCACAAATGTTCCACATCTATGACAAAGAGACTAGTAAACCAGTCAAGGTGTGTATGACAGTTGAGGAACTGGAACAAATGATCGCAAAAAGAGAGGTGGATTGGAAGCACTGGGAGGTAGAAACGTGCTATACTGATCTCAGTTCGGAAGACCCCTCCTACTAGTTGAGTATAATCACTCATCTTTCAGGGGTTGACGGCAAACCACCAACCTGTTATAATAAATAGGTCAGCAAGTTAAGGAATCAACACATTTCTTAACTGTTCGTAACACTCCTCAAACCAAGACCTATAGGGTGTATAAAAACGTCTTTCATATCCCAGACTTAGGGTGTCTGGGAAATAGTAACTCCACCATTCCCTGATGGTCTTACTTTTTTTCAGTACAATGGCTTCAACTCTTTCTAGACAACAATCAACCTCTTCGTGGGAACAATTCTGCGAGTGGGTTACATCTACCAACAATCGTCTCTATGTCGGTTGGTTTGGTGTGCTGATGATCCCAACTCTGTTGGCGGCAACCATCTGTTTCATCGTTGCTTTCGTAGCAGCACCTCCTGTCGATATCGACGGTATCCGCGAACCCGTAGCTGGTTCACTCATGTATGGTAACAACATCATCTCTGGTGCTGTTGTCCCATCCTCCAACGCAATTGGTCTTCACTTCTATCCCATCTGGGAAGCAGCATCTCTTGATGAGTGGCTTTACAATGGTGGTCCTTTCCAACTCGTTGTCTTCCACTTCCTGATCGGTATCTATGCATATATGGGTCGTGAGTGGGAATTGTCCTATCGCCTGGGGATGCGCCCCTGGATTTGTGTTGCATATTCCGCACCCGTTGCTGCCGCTTCTGCAGTATTCTTGGTCTATCCTTTCGGACAAGGATCGTTCAGTGACGCTATGCCTCTCGGTATTTCGGGCACGTTTAACTACATGCTCGTCTTCCAAGCAGAGCATAACATTCTCATGCATCCCTTCCATATGCTTGGAGTTGCGGGAGTATTTGGCGGATCACTCTTCAGTGCGATGCACGGTTCTCTGGTCACTTCGTCTTTAGTTCGTGAAACCACTGAAACAGAATCACAGAACTATGGTTACAAGTTCGGTCAAGAAGAAGAGACATACAACATCGTAGCCGCTCATGGTTACTTCGGTCGTTTGATCTTCCAATATGCATCGTTCAACAACTCCCGTTCACTGCACTTCTTCCTTGCCGCATGGCCGGTTGTTGGTATCTGGTTCACTGCTCTTGGTGTTAGCACCATGGCATTCAATTTGAACGGTTTCAACTTCAACCAGTCCATCCTTGATGGTCAGGGTCGTGTGGTAAACACATGGGCGGACATTTTAACAAGAGCAGGACTGGGAATGGAGGTTATGCACGAGCGTCAAGTTGTGCTTTGCGCTCTTTAAATCGGATGAATTGCTGGAAACCCCAAGTGGGCAATCAGCATCCAAGTCCTAGATACATCTAGGAAAGGTTCAGAGACTACCTGAGGGATATAGTTCCCTTAATAACAGGAATAAGCGTCCGACACCAGAAATGGTGATGATATAGTCCAATCCTGATAGCAATATCAGATAGTTAAGGAAAGTTTAAGAATGCACACAACTTTCCTTTAGACCTAGCGGCAGCAGAAACAACTTCGGTTGCTCTAACTGCTCCTTCTATTGGTTGATATAAAAACCAAATAATGGTATGATAAGGGAACTCCGCGGAGTTCCTTTTTTTATAAATAAGTATAGAACTAACTTTGGATTGGAAGTAATGGAAAATGTATTTTATACTTATGCTTATTTGCGTGAAGATGGAACTCCTTACTATATTGGTAAGGGAAAAGGAAAACGAGCATATGATAGAAAAAGGCATAGTGCTTATGTTCCATCAAGGAATAGGATTTTAATATTAAAGAAAAATCTAACTGAAGAAGAAGCATTCAAGCACGAAATTTATATGATTTCTGTCTTTGGTAGAAAGGATTTGGAAACTGGTATTCTTTATAATCTAACAGATGGTGGCGATGGTCCTTCTGGGTATGTTTATACAGAAGAACAAAGAAAAAGAATGGGAGAACTTCGTAGAGGGAAGAAAAGACCAAATCATAGTAAAATAATGAAAAAGAAAAATCATTTACAAGTAGTGAATGAAAATAAAATAAAGGAGTTGAGAAAAAATTGCCCGCCAGAAAAAATTGCTGAACTTTATACTGAAGGTAAAACTCTCAAAGAAATAAAATCAATCTTGGGATGTGGAATGGTTTGGATTAGAAAATCATTAGACGAAATGGAAGTTAAAATAAGACACAGAAACGACTATGGAAATCCTATGGACGATAAAGAAGTTAGAGATAAAATCTCTCAAAAAGCAATAGAAAGAGGTGCTTGGTCGGGAGAAAATAATCCAAATTATGGTGAAGGGACTTGTAGGGATAAAATTATACAAAGAACAAAGGAAGTAAATACTGGAAACCAAAATTGGAAATATAGAAAACAAAAGCACTAATAAAATGCTTACTCTTCTCATAATATTCCAACTCTTCGGTCTCTTTTTTTATGCTATATGGTAGAATATCTCTCTAACCTTTAATAAGGATTGGTCTTATTAAAGGAAACCCACTAAACCTTTAATAAGGATTGGTCTTATTAAAGGAAACCCACTAAACCTTTAATAAGGATTGGTCTTATTAAAGGAAACCCACTAAACCTTTAATAAGACCACTCCCTAAACCGTCACAGCACTCCTTGCACGGGGTGCTTTTTTATTGTATAATACTCTCATAGACATCAGACCCATGAAGTATGAACTGGTATGAGTATTGGATAGGTCATTGTTGGATGACTGGATGGCAAACTATTAGATCTGCATTCGACATCTGGGCAGATCTTATGACATCAAATTATGATGGATATACTGTGCTTGATTATGATGACTCATACACAGAATGTAGAGAATGGTTTTGGCAAACTCTTGGTGAGGACGAAGTTTATCCTAAAGCATTTCTTGAGCATCTAATGCAAATGGTAGATGATATTGATAGCGGCAAAGTGAAAACATATCCTGCTGAAGATGTTCTTAAAATATGGTCAGAAGACGCACAAAAATACTATGATGAATAAGACCACTTCCTAAACTGTCCACCACCTCATTGACTGGGGTGGTTTTTTATTGTATAATGGATTCATACACATCAGACCCATGACCTACGAAGCAACCGTCCAGTTAAAATTCGACGCTACCTACACGCCCACCTATACTGGTGGGTTTGGTTCTACTGTTGATAGTGATTCCATCCCCGAAGAACATTTTGTGATCACAGCACCTGCTGCTGATCTCAACGCACGACAATACTTCAAATTATTTGAGAAGTTTATGTTGTGTGTGGGTATGTCTCCCGGTTCTATTCGTTCTGGTGCTATGTCATTGGTCTTCAATGATATGGTGCTTGAAGAAGAGCAGCGTAAGGTCTGTAAAGAGTATGAACTCACGATGGATGAAGACCTGGAGAAGAAATACCAAGACTTCAAGCAGCGTGATGAAGAATGGGCACGACTGAAGCCTGGTCCTATGGGCACAGTTGATAATGTTGGTCGCTATTCTATCTTCACTCAATTCACTGATGAACAACTGAGAGAGATGGCAGAGTGGGGCAATCAAAAGTATTTCATGGGGAATGACTGATGGGGATGTTTGACTATGTGAGGAGTTCTTATCCTCTGGGTGAGAGTTTTTCTGGTGTCTGCCAAACAAAAGACATTGAAGAGTATGGTATTGGTGGCACAATGTCACAATACTGGATCTCTCCTGATGGTCAATTGTATGTGATTGATTACTCCCATACTGCCGACTTTGTAGAACTCAAAGAAGGTGATGAGGGTTACAGTGAGGTGGCATTGTTCAACTTCCGTTGGATTCCAAATGGCACACATGGTAAAGTTAGACCCTGGAATATCACCAAATACATAGTAATCTACCCTGAACAATGGGATGGTGAGTGGGAACATTGGCCCGAGTGTCGTATTCATTTCAAAGATGGTAAACTACAAGACTACGATCATTCATCAAAAGGAGAATGGAAATGAACATCATCAAAAGGAGAATGGAAATGAACATCATCAAACTCAATCATCGTTATGACTTTGGAACAGATTGGTATGTCCAACTATTATTCACAAAGCGTTGGGCATTGTTTCAAGGTTCTGTTAGTTGGAATGATTTTCCTGCTTGGCCCTATATTCAAATCAAATCTGGTAATGGTTGTATATTGAGTATTATGTTCTGGGCATACAAATTTGGTTTTGATGTAGGTATCATTGAGCGCACCTGGGATTGGGGTCGTGTTGACAATTTTGATTCTGCCGATGAAGTAGCATGACATTCAGTAGAGAAGTCAAAGGCACATCACCAAATAAACCAAAGATGAATTGGTGGGACTATTGGATTGGTCACTGCTGGATGTCGGGGTGGCAGAGCATCAATCATTCATTCCGAAACTGGGCAGATCTTATGACAGGCAACTGGAAAGATTATGCCCTCATGTTCTATGATGATCCATACGAAGAGTGTAATGATTGCTTCTGGTCTTACCTTGGTGAGGATGACACACTACCAAAAGAATTTCTAGAACATCTACAACAAATGGTTGAAGATATTGAGAGTGGTAAAGAGAAACTCATTCCAATGGATGATGTAATGAATAGATTGAAGGATCTTACAGAAGATGTGGAACTGGAGGGCAAAGTATGACTGACAAAACAAAACTACTCAAAATGGTTGAAAATGCTCTTCAAACAGCACCACCTAATGAGGAGGCAGAAGCACAGGCAGTAATTGATGCTACAGCAGATTGGTTTGAAGAAGTGCTACAAACTATGGGTATCACACCATCCTGTATTCCCACTCTGCTACGATACCAAGCCCACCAACACGAGTATCTGAACGATGATTGAAAAAGTAAAGTTTGTATCAGTCACCCGTGTGATTGATGACCGCAAAGGTATTCATTACCTTGATGCTGTTGATGTGGATGGACATCACTGGTCTGCTGAAATGGATAACAAACAAGAGAAATGGTTAGTGTATTCTAAACTGTGGCACAGAGACCCTCAACAACCTTTAGACCTATGACTGACGAACAATGGCAACTCATTCATTCTATAGTAAAAGATAAACAACAATCAGTAATGAAAACATCTAATAGTTACAATGAACTATCAGATATACTAGACAAGTTATATCTTTTTGCCTATCCACACGATACTACTATACTAGGAGATAAGTAGAATGAAACTTTGGATGCTTGGTAATCGTCTTACCACTGAGATCTATGAAAGACAAAGATTTGTTGAAGAAGCAGATACATATAATATCGATCTTCGTTTGGTTTATGCTGACGAAATTGATTTGATTGTATCCCGAGATGACCGTAAATCTATTCGACATTGTAATGATATTGTTTCTCTGCCTGACGGCATACTTGCTCGCACTGGGAGTGGCACTGACTATTTTAATCTCAGTGTTCTCAGACAATTCGAGAGAATGAATGTCCAAACTCTTCCTAATTCTGCTTCTATTGAAGCATCAAAGGATAAGTTTCATGCCAATCAAATTTTGGCACAAGCAGGACTTCCTATTCCCAAAACTATGCTGACTAGATTTCCATGTAAATCTGAGTTAGTTGAAAAGGTAGTGGGATTTCCTTGTGTCCTGAAAGTTATAACTGGATCACATGGAGATGGTGTTTTTCTTTGTGAAGACGCTAAACATTTTGAAGATTTGTCGGAACTTATTTCTTCTCTTGACTTTAAGAATTCTATGATTGTTCAGGAATATATTAAAGAATCAGAAGGAAGAGATCTGAGGGTAATTGTTATTGGTGGTAGAGTTGTTGGTGCTATGCAACGCAAATCTACTGATGGTTCATTTAAAGCCAATATTTCCCGTGGAGGTCAAGGGGAAGCATACGATGTGGATGACGAATTGGAAATGCTTAGTATTCAAGTTGCAAAAGCTCTTGATCTTGATATTGCTGGTGTTGACTTATTATTTCACGATGACGGATACAGAATCTGTGAAGCAAATTCTGCGCCAGGATTCAAAGGATTTGAAGAATCATTAGGAATTAATATTCCTCAGAAAGTTTTTGATTACGCTAGATTGAGGACAAATTCTTGACCACTTCCTAAACTGTCCACCTCTGCTTGACGGGGGTGGTTTTTTATTGTATGATGACTTTATACAAAACAAATTAATGACTGACAAAACTTGGACTGTAATGAATGCTCTTCAAGAGGCATTCAATCAGATTAATACATTCTCATTTCTTCTTGACCAACTGCAAGAAGCAGTAGATGCTGGTGATTCTCAACAAATTATTGATACTACTGCTGCACTAAATGCTTTCTATCCTCCTTATTGTAACAACTGGGATAATAAATTTGAGAAAGCTTGGGATTGTGTTGTGAGAAAAGACAACATTAATGAATAAACTATTTTCCAAAATAAAATTTTCAGTTTCATAAATCCGAAAAAATTTTTCCTGGTATTTTTTACTTAAAAAAGTCGTTATGTATTTGCAAGAATATTGTAAGTGTGATATACTATGAGAGTTAAATAATTTTCTTTTTATGCAAATTACCATTTATACGATGCAAGGGTGTCCAATGTGTAATCATGCCATAGAACTTTGTAAAAGAGCAAAAGTATCTTTTACTGCAATAGAACCAGGATCATCTGGAAATATTACACGGCATAGATTTATAGAGAAATACCCAAATGTTGTAGGATATCCTTTTATTGTAATATCTCAAGATAATATGCCTGATACTACCATGATGGGAGTTACAGAACTTGCAAGATTATTTTTGAAAAATGGATTAGTCTCTGCACCAAAAAAGTGAAAGATCTTAAAATAAATAAAGGTATAGAATTAATGCTTCGGGGGGCGAAGGCAGAAAAAGAAGAAGCGAAACCCCCATCAAAAGGTATCGCTATCACTAGGTTTTTTACCCTACTAAAGCGAAGAGTCTATTTCAACTTTGAACTTTCGTGGGACAGCAAGCAAACTTAAATTGGAGTTGAACCAATGACGCAAGCAACCATTGTTTATTTCTCAGCAACTGTTTCCTTTATATTTTTATGTGTGGGGGTGATTGCTGGATGGACAGCAAACGAAAAACTCCATGAATACATGTATCGTATGCAGGAAGACAACATCCATCCAGAAATGTTAGACGGAGACGGTCAGTGGATCAACGAAGAATTATTATCAGTTCGCTTTGTAGATGAAGAGGAATCTGGTGATGAATAAATATACTTATGACATTAATTAGGTTATGCAATTATTACTGAATGAAGTGCTGCAAAAAATAAGCAACGCTAAAACAAAATCACAAAAAATT